CCTGCGGTACTCGGTATGACTGCGTCAGTTGCATTATTTTTCCAGTCTGTGCTATAAAACTATCTACATCTGCACCAGCCCATCTAAATATAGCTTGGTCATCATCACCTGCAATATAAGTATCATTTGTCTTATCCCATATTGATTTAGCCATGCTCCATTGTGTTCGTGATAGATCTTGTGCTTCATCTATAAATACAACATCAAACTTAGGTGATTTGTCAGTTCTAATAAATTCTGTAATCATGTCTGTAAAATCAATTAGGTTATGTTGTTTTTTGTACCTCAATAACTCGTTTGAAATTATTTTTAATTCTGGTTCTGTTATGTCTTGAGTGTGTTCTTTTAAATTATATTGTTGTTCTGGTGTAATACCTCGTAGCTTAGCTAATTGTACTATACGTAGTAAATCACTATTGGTTGTAAACAAACCACTCTCATTGTTGTCATAGTCATGATAATCTAATTTAATTCCTAATTTTTTTCCAAGATCCTCGTAATGTGATTTTTGCATTACGTTTTCTTTTTTTATACCTAATCTTCTAAAAGCTAAAGAATGTAATGTTCTAAAATATGGTAGATCACCTTCACTATAATTAAATCTAGACATGGCTCTATCTCTTGCTTCGTATGCAGCTTTTTGTGTAAAAGAAAAATATCCTATCTTGTCTGGATCTGTTTGTTTTAAATATTTATCTACCTCATTTAATAAAGTTGTGGTCTTACCTGTGCCAGGTGGACCAAGTACGATGGTTTTCAAAATGCATCCTCCTTTTTATATTGGATAGATTTTGTTTTAATCTGTTGTTTTTTAAATTGTTTAACTCTCATAACTGAAAGTTTCTTTTTACCTATTGTCATTCTAACTTGTTCGCAGTTACAATGTAACACGAGCCAAGTTAAAGTTTCTTCTTGTTTAGCTGGCCACTTACGCCTTTGTAAAAATTTATGAAAGAAATGATTATATAAAAAATGATGGTGACCCTCACTGTTCCAAACGTTTCCAAATATCATATCGTCTTTTACAGAGCCTTCAGCGGTTCTATCAGTACACCATTCTTCTAAGTTGTCTGCCAATTGTTCAATTCTAGTAGATCCTGCAGGTGGTTCTATAATCTCCATATCATCCATTAAAGGATCTATAAATTCAGCAAATTCTTTTTTTGTAAAGTCTGGAATTCTTTTATTTATTTGTTTTGCTATAGCTCTCTTAAATAATCTTTGTTGTAATAAACAATCTACATTGTCTAATTTTATTCTGTCACCATCAATATTTACAAAGTAATAAGGCTCTTCTAAATTAATTTTTTGTAATCCACTAAGCTGTGGAAATATTTTTTGTTTACCGATGCCATACTTTCTAGTTGCACATAATTTTTTATCACAGTGATTACACATAGGATCTTCGTGACACTTATATCCATAATCTTTATCTTTATTTTCTTTTCTAAACGGTTGCATCTCGTCATGTCTGTAAGGAGTAGCATAGTGTTTATAATTAAATTCATCTAGTTTATGGACCCAACTGTCTGGCCATTTCTTTTTAGCATAAACTTTAAATTGAAACATAACTTTGTTTCTACCATCTGTTAATTTTTCTCTTGTTAAAGATTCTAAACAAGGAGGCCCATCATCGTATTCAGACTTTGGTCTTTTTATTTGTAAATCTTGTAATTCTTTTGGCGTAAGAGCGCTAACTTTTGCACCCAATAAAAAAGCATCTATTGTAATTGCTCTACCTTGTAAATCATAGGCGTATCTTGTTGAATTCTTACAATTAAAATATGGTAAATTTAAAAAATTTCCTGTATCATCTTGCGATTTTAATTCAATTTGTTTCGGAAATACTTCCGCATTACCAAATCCCAATATCGCACTAATAGACATAAGTTTGTCTCTCATTAGTTTTGCTGGGACAAATTCTGTTGTAAACAAAAATATATGTGCACCACCACTTTTAGATCTACAAACAGATAGAGGTATGCCATATCCGCTTATTTTGTTTACAATATTTTTATGATCTAAGTTGTCGTATTTATCTACATCAATACAACCCCATCTACACTTATTGTCTTCGTTAATTGGTATGATACCAAGACTGGGCTCTATTCCGTTTAAATGATTTTGCCAAAGCTGTTCTACTACAGGTTCTCTTTTTACAAATGATTTACCTTTTACCTTAAGTCCATCGGCACCTTTTTTATCAACGTATGTACAACCATGCGCTCTCTGTAATCCTGTAAATAACTCTACAAACTCTTTCATAAATCCTTTGGTGGTAAGGGCGGATCCACTCTCGCTTAGCCGCCCCATACCCATTCATTCTGATCGAATGAATTATTTAATATGGTGCCTCGGATTTGGATTCTTGATCACCGTGTTTTACTTTCACATCGCCTTTAGAAACATTTGCTCCAAAGTCTTTTGCTATTTTGTAAATACCAGCGTCAGCAATAGGACCAACTCTAGACACATCCCAACCAAACCAAGTACCCTTGTCGTTAGACTGTTGTACCGTTTTTAGTTTATAAATATGGCTATATGTTGGCGGCGTAAACATACCATTTTTACCCTGCATTTTTAAACCCATCATCATTGAATTCCATTTTCTACTAATTTTTAATTGAGTAGCTTTCATAGAAATCAAAGCTGTTGTAGGAGTTTCGCCGAGTATAACCACGAAGTGACTAGCTGTGTTCTCAAGGTAGTTACCGTTTGATAATCTATCTTTGTTAAACTTGTCTCTTGTAGTTGATGGTAAGTCATCCCCAGCTTCGTATATTTTTACTGGAGCGCCTTGACTCTCACCTCTGTCTTGCCATTCTATGTGCTGTCTTTTGTAATGCACAGGAACGACATCTATCCCCTTCATGCCATCATAAATCTCGTTCGTCACGGTATTTATAATCATGCCAGGTTCTGCCCCCTTGACATATTTTGCATCCCTCTTGTTACACTCGGGTGATAGTTGGCCAAGAACTTTTAAGAACGGCAACGCAAGATCTTCTTGCGTCATGTTCAAACCTTGACCTGCATCAGCTTCGAAATTTACAGTTGCTAATGCTCCACTGTTTGCTTTTGTTACATTATTCATGTTTATTGTTTCCTTTTTATTGTTGTTTTATTTCCAACAAATATGTTGAAAAGTTCCGTTGGCATTTCTTTACCGCCTTCCAATCGTTCACGGACTAACGCTTTCAGAGTCATGGGCTCAACCTTCAACTTTTGTGTCGGTTGATGCCCTTGACCCTTCGCAAGTTCAGCATATGCTGCTGCCTTGTCATCCTCAGATCGGCCAAAGGAGACGACTATTTCATTTTTAATGATGTCGCCCAATCCGTTCTGACGAAGCCAGTTAAACGCCTTCTCTTTATTCGCTTGAGTAATAGTGGCGCTGTAATTCGTTTTAACTTCTACAGAAGATCCATCCTGTAGTTTTAAAAAAGATAAACCCATTTCTGATAACATAGTGGGTATAACTTCTCCTGATAAATATTCTAAATGTTTTTTCTTATTTTTAATTTCTTGCTCATCAGATTCGATGGCACTTTGGGTTGCTTGCATCTCTTTTATTTTATCTGCAAGTTTATTTATGTTTTCTGTTTTGTCTATGACCTGTTCTTGGTCCTTCTCAAAATCAATCGTCATTCGTTGCTCCTGTTCCGTAAACATCAATCTCAATTGGGTAGTATCTTTTTTCTTGTCTATCCCACTTAAGAAGATTGAATTTACCATTTGTTTGTTCAGATATCAAACAACAAACTACACCTATGATAGCAGGATCCCCTGTTAATAGCAAATAGTCTGTGGGTTTGAAATGTTTTACTAATTGTTTTAATTTGAAAATCAAAGGTCCTGGAGAAAAAATCATTTGAGATCTTTCATCTAACAAAAATCTTAATTCACCATATTCTGCTGCACCCATAATGTTGAATTTAGGGCGACCTTCTCTGGTTCCTGCAATCTCTTGTACTACATAAACGTGCGGTTTTCTTTCTTCAACTTTCATGTTGACTTTCTAGCAGAATCCTATATACAAGTCAATAGAAAGATGAAGTACAAATTTAAAACTAAACCGTATGCACACCAACTGGTTGCATTAGAAAAATCCTGGAACAGGGAGAACTTTGCCTATTTCATGGAAATGGGTACTGGTAAAACCAAAGTCTTAATAGACAACGCCGCTATGCTTTACGACAGAGGTAAAATCAATGGTCTATTAGTTATAGCACCAAAAGGTGTTATTGGAACTTGGTATAAAAAAGAATTACCAACTCATTTACCAGAACACATAGAGAATGTGTCAGTATTGTGGCAAGCAAATATTAATAAAAAACAATTTGAAAAATTAAAAAGTGTTATGGCTACAGGTCATGAACTTCACATATTAGTTATGAATGTAGAAGCTTTCAGCACAGAAAAAGGTAAAGACTTT